CCGCGTCAAGCTCAATAGGTTCCATGATTCTCACGACCTGATCGGCGTTGCATCTCGCCTTCAGTCCGGTTCGCGCGGGCTCACGGGGACATTCAAGGTCGGCCGTGGTCCTGAGGGTGATCGTGCCTTGCAGCAAGCCGAAGACGGCATACTCGACGGCTTCTCGGTTGAGATCAATTTCGAGAGCTCGGATTCGTGGCAGCCCGACCCAACCGACGAGTCGGTTCGTTTGGTCCGTGACGGAACACTCCGCGGCGTCGCCCTGACGGGCACCCCCGCATTCGACGATGCGCGGCTCACATCGGTGACCGCAGAACGCACGACGACACCCGTTAGGGGAAACACGATGGGCGAGAACGCCCGCACGGCAACCGTTGCCGCAGCCGCGGCGGGCACGACGTCCGACGCCGACGGCTACCAGACATTCATGACCACACTCGCCGACAAGATCGCCGAGTCGCAGAAGACCGCGACCGAAGGCCTCACCGAGATGATCAGCGAATCGCTCTCAGCCGGGATCAAGGCCGCGCTGGAGAACCTCCACGACCCGCAGACCGACGGACCTCAGCCCGTTCGTGCGGCGCGCTGGACCGTCACCCGCGAGGCCCCGGTCTACTCCCTCGACGGCCGCGGCCCGTGCCTCGTGCGCGACGCCTGGCACGCCCAGATGTCCCGCGACGACGAGGCGATGGGCCGGATTCGCAAGTTCCGCCAGCAGTCCGAGGAGATGGCCAAACTCGCGCACGACCACCTGCACCAGCAGATGGGCGGCGGCGCGGCGCAGTTCGCCACGTCGACCACGGCGACGAACCCGCAGATCATCCCGCCGGGCTACCGGCCCGACCTATTCATTCCAATGCTGAACCAAGAGCGCCCCTTCGCGAGTGCCCTGTCTCAGGGTGTGATCGCGAACGCGACACCGTTCGTGGTGCCGGTCTTCGGTTCGTTCACGGGCGCCTCGGCTGATCACGTTGAGGGTGTCAACCCGACGGACGGCACACTGGCGTTTACCACGAAGACGGTCACGCCGGGCGCGATCTCGGGTCTGCTCAAGCTGACCCGCGAGATCGTCGACTCGTCCAACCCGGCCATCGACCAGATCGCGTTGGCCGCGATGCGTGAGAGCTACGCCCGCCAGACCGAGGGCAAGGTTTACACCCTGCTCAACGGTGCCAGCGGTCAGGGTGGCACCATCACCGCTGCTCCCCCGCCTGTCACTCAGGGGTTCGTCCCGTCCGGTGCGCAGGTCACCACGGCGACCGGCACCGACGCCGGCGGCTTGGCCGGCGCCGCGCTGCTCGACGCAATCCGCGTACAGATGGCGCTGTACCCGTTCCGGCGGTTCGCGGCGCCCCATCTCGCGCTCTTGTCGCAGGAAGCGGTTACGGCGTTCGCGAAGGCGAAGGATTCGACCGGTCGGCCGCTGCTTCCCTCGGTCGGCGCGATGAACACGAACGGCTTGGGTAACGCGATCACTCAAGGCTGGTTCGTGGATGGGCTGCCGCACATCCCGGCGTGGGCCATCACGGGCAACGCCGCGGGTGACGCGGACACGTTCATGCTGAACCGGGCGGACGCGTGGGTGTGGGAGTCGCCGCTGCTCACGTTCCGGTACGAGGAGCGCTCCGGGCCGGCCATCATCGACCTGGCGCTGTTCGGGTACTTCGCGACGCACCTGCTCCGGCCGGTGGGTCTGTCGTCGGTTCGCCTCACGGTGACGTGATGGCAAGCGAGCTGGTTGGTCTCCAGCGCGAAGCCGAGGCGTTGGGGATCAAGGTTGATGGTCGCTGGGGCGTCGATCGGCTGCGTGCCGAGATCGACGCCGCCGCGGCCGACGAGACGGACGAGCCGGAGCCTGAAGAGGCTCCGGCGGACGACGAGCCGGACGAGGCTGCGGCCGACGACGAGCCCGAGCCCGAGACTGACGAGTCGACCGCGCTGCGCGCTGGTGGCCACATAGACCGCGGCGACGGCCGCGGTTGGATGTTGGAGCAGTAAGACATGGCACTCATACCGATTCAAGAGGCCGAGGGTGGTGTGCAGTCCGTCACCACGCAGGCGGCCGTCGGCCCGGACACGATCCAGGCAGGCATCCGCAACGGTTCCTGGGAGCTTCCGATCATCTTGGTCGTCAGGAACGCGGACGCGGCCACGAAGACTGTCACGGTCGATGGCGTCGCCTACATCGTGCCGGCCACAACGGGGCTCGCCGTCATCCCGATCCGGCGCGGCTACGGTGTTCAGCTCGTCACGGTGACCTATTCGGCCGTGACGTCGCTGACGGTCGGCGCGCTGCGACTGAGCCGGAGCGACTGACCGAGATGAGTTGGCCGCCCACGCTGATCGATCTGAAAAACGACATGAAGATCGATCTACCGGACAACCGCGACGACGTTCGTCTACAGACGAACCTGACCGCCGCGGTGGCGTTCGTTGCGCGGGTACGGGGCGGCGACTACAAGTTTGACCCAACGGACCCGGCACAATTCGATCTGCCGGTGCCGAGCGCTGACACCGAGCTGGGCACGCTGCGCCTGGCCGCGCGGTGGTACACACGCCCGCGTTCACCCGACGGGATCATCGACGCCGGCGAGCTCGGCGGCTCACGGGTCCCGTCGTTTGATCCGGACATTGACCGGCTCCTCAGGATCGGCCGGCATCAGCGGGGCAGGGTCGGATGAGCGCTGTCGCCGACCAGATCGAAGAGCTCGAGGGCCAACTGAAAACGGTCTCGGGAATCGGCAGCGCGGTCCACCGTGACCCTGGGGCGTCGCTGGCGTTGCTGCCCGCCGTCGTGATCGGACCGCCCCAACTGCTGTGGGAGACGGGCTGTCCCGGGCCCACACAGATGCGGCTGATCCTGTACGTCGTCATCGACGCCACGGACCGGGCGCTTGAGCGGTTGTGGGATCTGGTGCCGGCCGTGGCCGATGCGGTCGACGAGACCGACGCGGCTGTCATTTCGGCGTCACCGGGCAGCTATTTGTCCGGCACTACTCCATTGCCGGCGTATGAGATAACGATCGAGGTGCCCCTGTGACTGCCCGCTCCCGCAAGCTAAAGATCATCACGTTCACGCTGGCCGGAGTGCCGTTCCAGTGCCAGCTCCAATCGTGGAAGATGAACAACAACACGAACGACGGCGACCGGTTTTATACCTTCTGCGCCGACGGCGAGTTCGTTGAGGACGCCGAACCGGATTACACGCTCGACCTGAAGTTCCTCGCGGACTGGACCCTGAGCGGCGTCAGCGATTACCTCTGGTCCAACGACCTCCAAGTCGTCGCGTTCGTCCTCGACCACCTGCCCGATATCGCTGGCGAGCACGTGCGCTGGTCGGGCAACGCGAAGATCAAGGCGCCGACGGTCGGTGGCGACGTGCGCACCACCGAACTGACCGAGGCAACGCTGAAGTGCATCGGCAAACCCACCTACGTGCGGCTATAAGGGAGCGACTGTGGGACTCGTTAGCAAGATTCAACTCAACGTGCAGGCCCAGTTGCTCACGCCGCTCGACCTCGCCGACGCGACAGCGAATCTGAACAAGACCTATCTACTGAACCTCGCGTCGGGGTTCGCGGCCGGCCAGGCCGATCGGGTGTTCCACGACAACCGGACCCTGGCCCCGTCTACCGCCGAAGATCTGGACCTCGCCGGCGCGTTGCTCGACCCGCTCGGCGGCGCGTTCGCTCCCGTCCGGATCAAGGCGATCATGGTTCGGGCGGGCATCACAAACGTCAACAACGTCATCATTGGCGGTGTGGCGAACGCGTGGGCGACGTTGCTGTCTCCCGCGGCGACTGGTCTGCTCACGCTGCGACCGGGCGCGTTGTTCCTCGCGATGGCGGGTGGCGTGCAGTCCGGCGAAGCGGGAGATGCAACCGGCTACACCGTGACACCGGCCACGGGTGACCTGTTGCACATCGCCAACAGTGGCGCCGGCACGTCCGTCAACTACGACGTCGTCTTGATCGGCTGCTCCGCGTGATCGTCGAGATTCCGTTCCGGGTGACGCCTGACGGCGGCGAACCCTACGAGGTGACCGCCGGCACCCGCGACGTCCTAGTTTGGGAGAAGACGACGCCGGGCGCGGTCGCGAGTGGGCTGGCTGAGCAGCAGTCGCTCGTGGACATGTACAAGATCGCGTGGATCGCGTCGCGGCGGCACGGCCTGTTTGACGGCACGCTCCAGCAGTTCGAGCAAAACTGCGACCTCGACGATGGCAAGGACGAGCCCAATGTGGACCCTACGAACCCGGCAGCCTCGGCCGGGAGTTAGTAGCGCTGGCGATCCTCACGGGCATCCCGCCAAGCGTGTGGGCGGACGAGGGAGCGCGGGCGATCGCGACCGCAGAACTGATGCTGGACAAGAGTCGCGATAGGTCCGACGACGAGGAAGTGATGAGCGGCTGACGAGGGAGGTGAGACACGGATGGGTAAGACGGGTCTCACCGTCGGCGTCCACATCGAAGGCTTGACCCAAACTATGGCCGCGTTCCGCAGGTTGCCGAAGGAAGCCACCGACGCCCTCCGCGACCGGTCCCTTGAGATCGCTGAGGCCCTCGCTGGGAAGGTCGCCGCCGCCGCCCGCACGGACTCTGGGCAGTCGGCGTTGATGGCCCCGACGGTGAAGGCGGTCCGCGACCGGATCCCCGCGATCACGGCGGGCGGGGCGAAGAAGGTCGGCCGGAACCGTAAGCCCGCATACAAGATCCTGTTCGGGTCGGAGTTCGGTGCGCTGTCGCTGAAGCAGTTCCGGCCACACCTGGGGCAGGGCTCGTACTGGATGTTCCGCACCGTCGAGGCGAACGAGTCGGAGATCAGCCGGACGTGGCTTAAGGCCGCCGATGACATCGTGCGCGCCTTCGGCGAGGGGGGCTGACACGTGGCCGGCGGCGAACGCACAATCAAGGTCAAGTTTGTGGGCGATGCGACCGGCCTGCAACGCACTGTCAAGGACGGGCAGAAGGCGGTCGGCGGGTGGAAAGACTCCCTGAAGGGGTTCGCCGCTGGGTTCGCCGGGCTCGCTCTGGGTAAGGAGTTGTTCGACTTCGGCCGCGACTCGGTCAAGGCGTTCAGTGAAGCGGAGGAGTCGCAGAACAAACTCTCTGACGCGTTCAGCCGGTTCCCGAAGTTGGCCGACACGAGCATTGATTCGCTGCGCGGGCTGAACACGGAACTAGCCAAAAAGATCAAATTTGATGATGACTCGTTCGCGAGCGCTGAGGCGATCTTGGCTCAGTTCAAACTGACCGGCACGCAGCTCAAGGACATCACTCCCCTCGTCGCGGACTATGCCGTCAAGACCGGCAAAGACCTACCCGACGCGGCGACCACCATCGGTAAGGCGTTCCTCGGTAACACGAAGGCCCTCAAAGAGTTGGGCATCAGCTACAAGTCGACCGGCAACCAGGCCACCGACGTCAAGAACATCACGAAGCTGTTGCGCGATCAGGTTGGTGGGTTCGCGGAGAAGCAGGGCAAGAGCGCGGCCGGCCAGGCGGCTATCCTCGGCAACCAGTTCGGCGAGCTCAAGGAGTCGGTCGGGTCGAAGCTGCTCCCGGTCCTGATGGTCCTGGCCTCGGTGGGGTTGCAGGTGGTCGATTTCATCTCCAAGAACATCAGTGTTCTGGGCCCGCTCATCGGGGTGATCGCTGCGGTGGTCGCGGTCCAGTGGGCGTGGAACATCGCGCTGTCGGCCAACCCCATAGGCCTGGTCGTGATCGCGATCGCTGCCCTGGTCGCCGGCATCGTGTGGGTGGCCACCAAAACCCGGTTCTTCCAGACCGTCTGGCGGGTCGCGTGGGGCGGCGTCAAGGCCGCCGCGTCGGCGGTGGTCGACTGGTTCGCGAAGCTCCCCGGCCGGATCGGCGGCTTCTTCACGGGCATCGCCAACGGGATCAAGAACGCGTTCCGGGGCGCGTTCAACTTCGTCGCCGACGCGTGGAACAACACCATTGGGTCCTTGTCATGGAGCATCCCCGGGTGGGTGCCGTTCATCGGCGGTAACCACATCTCGGCGCCGCGGCTGCGCCGGTTCCACGCCGGCGGCATCATCCCTGGTGTCGGAGATCAGATCGTGGTGGCCCGCGGTGGGGAACGGATCCTGACCGAGGAGCAGGACGCGGCGCTCGGCGTTGGCGTCGCGGAGATCCACATCCACATCGGTAACGAGGTTGTGCGGGTCATCCGTCAAGAAATCCGCCAGTCCAACCGTGACCTGCGCCGGTCCGTAACGGCGGGGGCTGGTACGCGATGACGCTCACGCTCACACCCGACACCCCGAACGCGCGGATCCAGATCGCGACCGCGGGCATGCCGCCCGCGGTGGCGGGCGCAACCGTTGTGACCGGGATCGTGCAGCGCTCCATTGATCAGATCCGGTGGACGATCGTGCGCAGCGCAGCGCAGATCACCATCGACGGGTCGGGCAACATCGCCACCATCTCCGACTATGAGTTCGCGCCCGGCGTCGTCAACTTCTACCGGGCCGGCGTCAACACGCGCGGCGTCGACACATTCTCGCGGACATCCGCCACGACCTGGTCCGCCGCAGACACCGGCCAAACCTACGTCCGCAACGGCGGCGCTGACGCTGACTTCGCGGTCGCCGCTGGCATCGGCACGGCGTCGCACGGTGCGGTCAACACCCTCAAGGGCCAGGCCATCGACGTCGGCGGCAGCGAGCAGCAGATCGTTATTGATGTGATGCTGGCGGTCGGGTCCGCGCTGGGTGCCCCGATCACGCAGTGGGTGTGTGGCCGGTACTCCGACGCGAACAACTACATCATCGCCCAACTGAACCTCACCGGTGCGGTCGTGACCGTCGTACTCGCGAAACGGGTCGCGGGTGTGGTCACGGTCCTCGCGACGAGCGGCACCCTGGATGCGGCTCACGCCGGCTCGGATTGGTGGCGGGTCAAGCTCGACACGCTGGGCTCAACCATTCGGGTCAAGGCGTGGAAACGAGTCCTGGCCGAACCGGCCGCGTACCAATTGATCGTCACCGACACATCCCTAAACAGCGGCACCCAAGCCGCGGCGTTGAGCCGGCTCGAGACGGGCAACACGAACACGACCCCCGTGGTCGTGTCGTTCGACAACTTCTTTATCAACACGGGCTCGCCGCAGTTCACGCAGGCCGCGAACATCACGCCCACCCTCGACCGGGTGTGGCTCAAGTCGCCGTCGCGTCCATTCCTGAACCGGCCCGTAACCGTGGTCGGCTGGTCGGACGTCACACGGCCCGACCGGTCGGGCGACTTCGATGTGGTGGGCCGGTCGTTCCCGGTCGCGGTCACCGACGTCCGCGGATCCCGGCATGTTGCGCTCGAGTTGTACACCGCCACGGGTGACGACGCCCAAACCATGGATTATGTCCTGGCGTCGGGTGATGTTCTGTTCGTCCACACCCCGTTGGTGTGTGATGTGCCGGGCGGGTACATGCGGGTCGCTGACACGAACGAACGCAAGACCCGGCCCCGGGGCGGGTCGCGGGTGTTCTCCCTGCCGCTGGTTGAGGTCGCGGTCCCCGGCCCGGACGTGGTCGGGAACATCTCGACGTTGCAGACCGT